GCGCGGCAGCGGGTCGTCGACGGGACCGGACACATGGCCCGTGAACGTGAACTGCAGCATGGCTCGCTCGCCGGCGTTGCCGGTCAGCGACCAGGCGCCACGCGCCCCGGTCAGATTGTACTGCAGCCCGTCTTGCCAATAGTAGATCGTCAGGCTGTCGAAGCCGCTGGAGGCGGGCGCATACACGACGTTCGTGCCGACCGAGACCGTCTCTGCAAAGCCGCAGGCCGTCATCAGTCGGCCCCACTCGGGCGCCGTGCCGGCCGTGCCGGATCCCTTGATCGGCACCGAGAACTGCAGCTGCATGAGGCTGCCGCCGTAGATCTGCGGCTTGGTGCCGAGGCTCGGACGCACGACCGGCTGATCCTGCATCCGCGCACCCTCGGCGAGACCGGGCTGCAGATCCTCGACGAGGATGGCGTCGGTGGCCGCGGTTGGCGTGGCGTCCGTGTTGTACGTCGTCTCAGCTTTCGCCGCGATGATCGCTCGCTTCGTCAGCATCGCGCTTCTCCTGTTTGGATTCGTCCGCCCCCTTGTGCTGCTTCGGGGTCACATGGTGGGTCCCGCCTTCACGGGTTCGCTCAATATTCTTCGGCATGGGTCTCTCTCAGGTGCTCGGGTCGTCCCAGTTACGGCTGTAGCGGACGATCCAGTTCATCGGGTAATACGCCAGCTGCCGCGTCTCTCCGCCAGGCTCCGGAGCTCCGGCGGCGCCTTCCATGTTCTCCTGCACATAACTCAGGCCGAGGGTGTAATCAGCCCGAAGCGCCTTTGTGACCTCCTCGCGAATCTGCAGCAGGTCGTCATCCATCGTAGCCGAAGCGATGATGACGCCTTCGATCACGATTTCAAGGTTTGAATACAGGCGCGGCCACGCGCTCTGCTCGGGGTCCGGCTCATCCGACCCCATGCGAACGAATAGCGCCGGCAGGTCCGCGCCCTGAGCCGCCGCCGGCGGGAGTCCTCGGAATACGCTGTTACCGGTGGTCGTCAATCCCGTGATCGCGGTCTCTGCCGCATCCAGGATCGACTTCGCACGATGGGTCATTCGCGCAACTCCAGTAGCGTCATGCCGGTGCCGTCGGGCTGGACGCTGTATACCTCATAGGTCGCGCCCTCGATGGTGACGCTATCCCCCGATCCCGCTGAGGCAATATCCGCGGATCGGCACAAGAGTGTTGGTGCCTCGCCGTCAATCTCTACCGCGCCGCCTTCGAGCATCTCGTGCGGCGCATTGAAAATACCGGTAACGTCCCCGAAGCCGAACGACGCCGTGACGCCGAAGTCCTCGAGCAATACCAGCCGGTCCGCCGCGGATTCAACCGTCATCGGTACTTCTTCAGCCCGACGAGATGGACCGAAAACGCCACCTGCGGAGTTCCTCCGGTAAGCGTGCCGACGGCCCGTATGTAGCGCTCACGCGCGTCCATGTCCACGCCGATTCCCTCGATCAAAGCCCCCGCGTCGGTCGCCTGCGTAAATGCGGCACCAGCCACGTCCGTATATGCGTCAGTCGCCCCGTCGTCGGCGCTCTCCTGGATCTTGACGTCGAGCGTATCCCCGGTGGACACGGCGCCGGCGTCGATGATGATCTCGGCGAATCCAGTGTACTCGCGGACATCGACCCCGGCTCCGGTTTCGGTGGCACCGTACTGGCCGGAGGGAATCAACGACTCCAATGACACGTTGTCCCAAATCTGTTGCAAGCTCATGTCTCTAGTGCTCCTTCGCCGCAGACAGCGCCTTGGTCACTTGCTTGCGGCTCGGCTTCCACCCGAGCAACTGCTCGAGCGATTCAAGGCGCGGCTCGCCCTGCCCCGTCCAGTCGTTGTCCCCGAGCGCATCGACCGCATCGAGAATCTCGTCGATGGGGTCGACTTGCACCTCCGAGTCCTCGGCGACTCCTTGGCGTATCAAACGGCGGGCATCCTCTGGCGCCACGTCCATGGGGCCGGGCTCTACATGAGCGCCGCGCACCCGTGTTGCACGAAGTAGCTTGATCTTCATCTAAAGCCCGGGGGCCTTGCGACCCCCGGCTCCATGGTTGTGTATTAGCTACCCAGGCAGAACGACTCGGGATGGCGCACCGCCGCGTCCACGTCCTGTAGCGCCACGATGCGGACAGCGCCGGAGGTCGAGTTCGTGTACGGGTCGGCCATGAGATCGAGTCCACCCCACATGCCCACGAGCAGATCGGCCCAGTTGCCGAAGTAGACATCGTTGGTCGTTACCTGGTTGGACACCTCCGTCCGGTAGCCGTTGACGGTGTTGCCCGGCTCCCAGACATACTGTGCCGTCCCCGACGCCCGCTCGGTCGTCTTCAGCGTGCCGCGCATGGTGGGCTCGATGAGGTACGCCAGCGTTCCGATGTCCGCGTTGTCAGCTGCCACCTTGGATTCGAGATCAACGATCTCGGCCCAGGTCGGCGAGCCCGCCGTAGTGAAAGGCACCGAGTTGATGCCCGTGACGTTCTTGACACCCTCCGGCTGGTTGCTGAGGCCGCTGCCCTCGACGCCGGCCCGATCGATCTCGAGCGCCAGCACGCGGGCAAGATCACCTCGCACGAAGGACTCGATGTCGATCGAGGACTGCTTCAGCAGCTTGCGGCTGTAGTCGGTAAAGGCGCCGACCGTCTTCGGCGACATGGTCACCTGGTCGAACGCCTGCGTGCTCTCTGTTGGCGCACCGCTCTCGGCCACCCAGTAGGCAGTCGCACCACCGGTCTGCCGCGGAATCGCGAGATCCCCGATCAGATCCATCAGCGTGGTGACGCCGAGAGTCGACAACACCATCCGGTTGCGCAGCAGCTCAATGAACGACTGTGCCAGAAGATCGGTCGAGACCAGGTCGCCGCCGGCTGACGCAGTGCCGACCGTCAGGTCACGCTGGCCCTGCAGGCTGCGCCGCATCACATCCGAGGGTACGATCGCGCCCTGCGGCTGCTTGCGGTAGTGATCGGCCGCTGCCTGTGAGGCCTCGAACTCGAACTGTGCGGCTTCCTGCGCCTTGCGGTCGTTCGGATTGGCCAGCGCGTTCAGCAGACGAACGAAGCTGTAGCGCTCCACCTCGCGACCCGACATGCCAATATCGGGATCTTCGTTTGCGGGCTGGATCGGGGCGGCATCGCCCATCTTGTCGAGCACGGCCTGGCGGAACTCATCCACCGACTGACCGTTCTCCACGAATTGCCGGGCGAGATCGCCCTGCTCGAACTTCGAGCCGAGCACATTGATCTGCTGCACTCGCTCTCGTTCGGCCTTCTGTGCCTCGCTGCGTGCCTTGTCGGCCGCCTCACGGATCTGCGATTCATCCGGGGCGGGCGGGGTCTGCCGGGTTGTTTCCGGCGTCTGATTTTCCGGGGGCATGGTTGCCTCCTCCTGTTCACGTTTGGGATTGATGATTTCGACGTCGTTGGCCTGCTCGGCTTCACGGCCTACCCCGACCGTCGTATCAGCAGGTACAGACACCAGCGAAACCTCCAGCGGTTCCCAGTCGGTCACGCGCATCGTCTCTTCTTGACCTTCCGCCTCTTCGCGAATAAGTCGATAGATGCGATAGCCGACACTGACTGATTTGCGGATGCCGTCGATGACGTCTTGGAAAATCTCCCGTGCCCGGTCGCTCTGACTGAAACGAACCGTCGCCCGCCCCTTGCGGTCCGACACGGAAGCGCTTTCGACCACCCCGATCTGTTGACTCGGGTCGTGATCCATCAACAGCGGACCGGACCCGTTCAAGCGGCCTAGCCTGACGGAACCGTCGCTGTGATCCAGGATCTCCTGGCCAAAGAACCGGTCCACCGGCTCCTCGGAGGAGAACGAGAGATCGACCGTGCGTTGCTCGGAATCGATCTCGCGAATCTGTGCGGTGCGGTGCAGAACACCGACCGAGACCTTACGATGCTGCATTTGTCTGCTCCTCGGGCAGCAGGCCCATCTGGCGCAGCTGCTCTCTCTCGGCCTGTAGTTCGTTCCAGACGTCGGCCGGATCCCGGCCATCTTCAGAGATCACCTGCGACCGCGACTTGAGGTTGTTTTCGATCGCCTTGGTATTGGCGTTCATATCCTTCATGGGGTCGACCCACGGCCAGCGCCGCGGTTGCCATCCGATCTGGCGATACTTGTCCTCGCGTTGCGGATTAAGCGGGCGGCCGTTGACCGTGATGTTGTCCTGCAATAGCTGCGCGCGGAGCCAGCGCTCATAGACAGGTCGGCAAAGCCAGTCGATCATCCACTCCTGCAGCGTCTTCCAGGCCTCGCGCTCCTCGAGCACGCCGGCGCGCGCCGATGAAAAATTCACCGATTCAAGGTCATTGGCGAGGTTGTGATAACTTACACCCAGCCCGGCCGAGATGCCCCGCAAACAGGCCTTGATAAAGGCGCCGTACTGATCGTGCGGATATGTCGGATCCCATGACTGGAAATCCCACTCATTCGGCATCTGTGCAAACGTGCCAGCCTCCGCCTCCTCGACCGGTGGGCTGGGGGCACTGCCCTCTTCACCGTTGCCCGTACCGACGTATTCTGCCCCCGAGGGTGTCTTGTAAAACCCCATCTTGGCGGCGCCGGTGCGCGCCGCGACGACCGCCGCCTCCTCGTATCCGTCGAGGAGTTTCATGCGCAGCATCGCCGAGCTCATCCACGGCACGCCGCGCCCCTGCCAGATCTGTTCCGGCAGGAACGCATGGATCATCTGTTCGGCCGGAATGCGCACGAAGCGCCGCCCCAGATACTGGTATGAGTAACGCGATCCCAGCGGGTCCTTTACGTGGTAGGCGAGCGGGCGCCCCCACTTGTTGAACTCGATCCCCATACGAATGCGTGTGCCGTTGCGCAGCTCCCGATCGTAATCTACAGGCAGAAGCTGCGGATCGATGAACTGCAGCGCAAATCCCCACTCGCCCGCGGCGCGCCCGGTGATCTGTCGAACAAGAACTTCACCGTCGATCGCGACGGTCCCGGCAAACATACGCTGCTGTTCGACCCACGACAGTTGCCCGGCAATATCCGCATTTTCCCGTCGGCCCCACCGCCGCCAGGCATCGGCAATGGCCTCGTTTGCGAGCGGGTCCGGCGTGCCGTCCGGGTCGACGACCTTCGGCTTGAGCTGAATGCCCTGCGGACCGACAACGTTGTGCCGCGTAAGACTGACAAAGCGTCGGGCGTGATCGTTGTTGCGATACAGATCACGCGAACGCGCGCGCAGTGCCTCAAGACCGCGACGGACAGAGTCCGAGTTCGGAATCGGCTGGCGAGACCAGTCGGACGCAAGTCGCGACTGTTCGGCCGCGTGGAACGTACGCTTCTGCGCGCGCTCAACATACCACTCATCAATAGGCTGATGCTTCTTTGATCGACGTCGATGCAGCCATTGCGTCAGAAGATGTCGCATCAGAATCGCACCAGCACTCGACCGTTCGTGCCGAGTCCGTTACGCAGGCGTTCTGCCTGCAGTTCGCGTTGGTGCTCGGCCTTGTACCTGTCCCGTAGACGCAGCAAGTCAGGCAGTGGCGTGCGCTTGAGACTGCGACCGCTAATCTCGTACGATTCCTGATCCTTCGTAGCCCGACCCTCGATAACCGACTCAATCGCATCGAGTACTGTTTTTACGTGGCTGCGTGCGTCGTAACCGGTACCCTGCTGCTCGTAGTCCGGCAGGATCTCGATCGTGCCGTAATCAACCCGATGCCGGTCGGTCCCATTGTCGACGACCGCCTGCCACGCATACTGGCCCGCAGTCCACCCGGTGGTGGTCGAGGGCTTCACATCGACCATGTGATAGCCGTCGCCATTGTCGGTAGCGGTGATCTGAATCTGCTGGCCATCCTTGACGAGATAGTATGCTAGCGTCCAGGACGGGGGTTCGTAGTTCTCGAAGCGGCGCTTCCACTTGGCGGTATCGCCCGCGACGACTTGCAGCGGTTCGTTCGTTGCTACTTCCACGACCGAGCCCTCCTGCGGCGACGCTGGTGTTCGCGGACCGCCTTTCGATGTGCCTCGACCTGCCGCTCGGTGACGGTCGGGTCGGCCTGCTTCGGCGCCTTTGCTTTCTTCGGCTGTGGTCGCAGCGCCGAATAACGGGGGTTCAGGATGCGTACGGCCGCAAGCGCATAGACGCGACGATCCAGTGCTTCGTTGCGCGGCCGGATCTTTTCCCAGACCTCGTACGGAAACCCTCGGCGATACTTGGTGATCTTCTGCTCGGCGGTCAGTTGGGCGAAGAATTCCTCACCGCGCTCCGTGGGGAAGTGGCAATAACCGGCGCCGCCACGGTCTTCGGCATCGGTTGTTTTTCTGAGCCGCGCATAGATCAGATCCTTCGCTGAATCGACGCCGACGGTCCAGAGCTTGATCTTGCGGCCCTTGCGGTCTTTCGCATCCGTCGGGGGCCCAACAACCGGGCGAGACGCGCCCGAGCGTCCCTTCACCGCATAGACGCGCCTTCCTCGTCTCGTGCGACAGAAGTCGTAGACCTCGTCGGTGAGATAGCCGCTATCGATGGCCGCCGCCGCAATCTGTAGTTGCACGCCGGATTCATGTAGCCACGTGTCCAGCAGGAGTGCATCGAGGTCCTCCCACACGCGCGCCTGGCGCGGATCGCCGTGCAGGATGTGCTCGCCGACCGACCAGCTCTCCTCGCCATCGGCCCAGCCGACGACCTCCATCTCGAGGCGATCGTCCTGGACGTCGACGCCGGCGGTCAGCACCACCGCGCTTTCCGGCACCTCGGCGGAGAATTCCTCGCGGCGCCCCATCAGGCCGATGTCATCGACTCGCTCGCCCTCCTCTTCCCATGTCTCACCGAGGACCGTATTGACCCAGGTCTTCAGCTGCTCCGGGTGATTCTTGACCTGCCCGTGCTCGATGGCGATTTCGGCGAGTCGCTGCCACGGAGAATATAGCGCCGACAGATGAAACCCTGCGACCCCCTGACTTTTGGCGCGCGCCTCCCATCTGCCGCGGGCAATCGCACGCCAGCGTTCGCCGTCACCCCACAGCACACCACACTCGCCACATGCATAGGCCGCCTTATCTCGCTGCGACTCTCCATCCTCGTTCTTCGGCCAGGTTACCTGCGCCCAAAGGAGAGGCTGCTCGTGACCGCAGTCGGGGCACGGCACCAAGAACTGGCGCTTGTCGGAATCCTCGTAGGCATTCTCAATCCGGCTCAGCCCGCGCACTGTCGGCGTGCTTGTCAGGATAACCTTGCGGTTCCAGAAGTTGGCCGTGCGCTTGCGGGCCAGAGAAACCGGATCCCCTTCAGTCCCGGCCGATACCGGATACCTGTCCACCTCGTCACACAGCACAATGCGCACAGGGCGCGACGCAAGAGAGGCGGGCGCGTTGGCTCCGGCCATCGTGATATGCCCGCCTGGGAACTGCTTGTGCAGCAGCGTGTTGCCAGAGTCGCGCGCCCGGGCGTCCTTGACCAGGCCCTTGAGTGCCGGTGTATCGCGCAGCATTGGCGCGACCCGGTCCTTGCTAAACGCCTGCGCCATTTCCAGCGTCGGCTGGAGCAATAGCATTGGTGATGGATCCTGCTCGATGTGGTAACCGATGGTGTTTAACAGGCCTTCCGTTTTGCCAGCTTGCGCAGCCGACATGACGACAACCGTCTCGATCTCCGGCTCATGAATCGCGTCCATGATCCCGCGCAGGTACTCAGCCCGCGCGGTCACCCACTGGCCCGGCTCGCCGGAGGCCTCGGAACTCAGGCGACGCTCGCGATCAGCCCACTCGCTGACCCGCAATTTCGGAGGCGGTTTCAGCCGCTTCGCCCGCGTCTGGCGAATCTTCGTCTGCAAATTCCTGAGCGACGGAGCTGCTGAGTTCATCGAGGGCCGCACGGATTCCATCATCCAGGATCTCCCTGATCTCCATCACCGACTCAGCCCGGATCGCCAGCGGCGCACACTTCGGCGGGATCGACAGCAGGCGGGCTCGCACCCGCGAGTAATCGTCACCGACAATGTCAGCGACCGCCTCAATCTCGACGACCTCGCCGCGGGCTTTCGCGAGCTCCATCTCCTTCAGGGCGGCTTCTGCCGCCTCGCGCCGACGGCGCGCTTCCTCGAGGTCCCAGTCCGACGAGCTGCCGACCGCGTTGGCGTACGCTTGTTGCTCCCGCCACTCGGCGACCTCGTGCGTGTTGAACCGCCACTCCCGCCCCTTGCCGCCCGCCTGCACATAAGGGCAGCCACGTTTAACCCATGAGGTGACGGTCGGGAGGCTTACACCAAAGAACTCGGCCAGATCAGAGCGGTTGACCAGGCGCCCTTTTGCCAGCTGCTTGGCCATGTGCCGCTACTCCGTGAAAACAAAAAGCCAATCTGCGCGCTCTGTGGCTAGAACGGTCTTGGGGTCCGAATTAC